AACCAGCTGGACCTTGCCGCCCAGCTCGCGGGTCAGCTCCTGCCAGCCTTCCCAGTCCTCCTCATCCAGGGCATCCTCAATGGAGATGATGGGGTACTTTTCAACCAGGCTCTTCCAGTGGGCAATCAGTTCACTGCTGGTGTAATGGGTGCCGGATTTAGTTTCATATGCACGGAATTTGCCTTCAGGAAGAATCCGACCACACTCTATACATTCTTTCATGATGCAGCCCTCCTCATAATCTCATACATATTCTTTTCTACTATCCTGATAATCTGTTTATGGTAATCACTATCTTGGTTACATACACCACGAGATTGCACTATCTTGAATGTATTCAGATTTACCTCGATTGTTTCCAAGCGTTTTCCATTCTTCTTTGCGGATAACACAAGGCTTTCTTTTCTTGCATAATAGGCACAGTTATATACACAGTGGTGCATTGTTTTCCACTCTTGATAATACTGGGTAACGCTTTCTAAAGGGCAGATAACTATACCCTCATCCTTTATCTGTAGACCGAGGAATGGCTGTATCCTTTTCCAAAAAACAGCAATGTTTCGTTTCAGTTCCTTCTCTTTCTTCATGCGTTCAATCCTTTCACGTTCCATCCTTTCCCTTGCCTCTATCTTTCTCTTCTTCTCAAGTAGCTTATCATGTGCTTTCTTCAGGTTCTTCGGGCATACATAGTGAGCGTTATGGGTATCCAAATGGAAATAATCAAGTAGACGCAAATAATCGTCATACATCGAACCGTCCTTGATGATATATCCGTTACGATTGCATATATTGACCGCCCACGGATGGGAAAGACCTCCACGATACATGTATAACTCAAGCATACCATACTGTTTCGTCTTCAGTAGCATTTCCGCATACTTGCTTTCACCTAACAAAGCACGTATCAACATCCCAGGAGTAACACCATGAAACGAAGTACGTAATCCGTTCCTCCGAAGTATAGGGAGCAATTTTACTTTCGGATATACATAACCGTCTATGTCATACGAATGTGAATAATATATATTTCCGCTCTGCTTTAGACTCATGTCTGTAGTGTGAACCCAACCTCTAGACCCCATGTTCATGGCTTTAGCTATAACAGTTTCTTTGTTATCAGCAGTTATCCACTGTTGGCATACCTCATCAATGAAATAATGAGTATCACAATTGTTCTTCCTCACATACCTGGCTGTGTAGAAGTGGCGAAGCACTTGAAAATCTCCTGATGTGGTAACTACTGTCAGATAGCTTACTGCATAATCCTTAGTCTTACGGCTTACTTTCACTTCCAATTTTTCTCCGCAATAAGGACAGTATATGTAACCTTCCTTCTGTCCGGTAGTGTCTACCCACATTCTTCCACATTCACTGCACCACATTTCGTCCTTACATTTGTAAGCGTTTTGCGGAAAGCAATGCTTCTTTCCCCACTGTATCTGTGCCTCTGTAATAGCTGGAAGCTTACTGCTGAGTTCAACTACCAGCCTTTCACGTTTATTTCTCGGTTTCATGTTACATTTCATCAAGTAAGTCCATTATACTCTCTGCCTTAGAAGCCTGTTCCATTTTAGCAGATGTTTCCTCAGATACAGAAGCGACAGAAACTTTACACTCCGGGATATTATCAGGAACTTTTATTTTAAGTTCATCAAAAAAATGTACAGCAAGACCAAAAACCTCATCATCCGTCATGCATACGCTACTACCTTTCTTTCTTGCTTCAGAAAGTATATAGTTAAAGCAGTCATCAATAGTTTTCCCACAATTATTATACTTTTCTGCAAAGACATCGTCTTCTTTCGCTTTTTTATCAAGATGATTCTTGATAAGCATCTTGGCATCACATTTGTTACTCATATCTTCAATATTTTTCTTAGTTTGACTTTTATAAAATAAGAATGCCACGACTATGCGTGGCATCCGGTTATACAAGATTATCGAACAGTCCAGGAATTCTGGGTTCCAAAGCTTCAAGCTCATCCCTGAAGAACTGTTCCTTTGTTCTTCCCATTTTCTTGCCCTTTCGGGTATGTACATCAAAAGTATACGGAGGAATCATTATCGGGCTTTTGCGGACATCCTCAATCCACCTCTCAACATCTATCAGATTTCTGTCATATATGAAGTTCTGCAGGTGGTCGGCATCCCTGCACTTTCGGCATTCACAAAGTAGTATTACTGCCTTGCTAACAAAGATTCTTCCCTTATCCTCAGTTCCTCCTTTACTCACAAGCTCATGTCCCTGCCATAAGGATTCAATCTCAGACGTAACCAATCCATAGCAATCTTCAGCAGAAATCGTATATAGACGCTTCCACACATAATCCTTATAACCACTGGTCCACAACTCGAGAGCAAAGTATCCGGCAACGGCAGTATCAGCCCTTCTTACAGCTTTCTGCATTGCTGAAGATGCTTCAAAAAAATCATATCCTCTAACGGTTCTAATAATCATAACAACTTGACTTTTATTGTTTTACATCAGTAAAGTTAAATCAGAATGACAAGTTTAGCAAACAGAAACTTCGCCATTTTTACGCCTTTTTTCAGTACCTAAACTTGCATGTTATATTGTACTGAACAAGCTGTTTTGTCTTATCTTTCCCGTTATTGGTTGAACCTTTTAAGTTGATACTGTCACCGAAATGTTTCTTGATTAACATGATGGATCGTTGTTCCTCAGCCTGATTACGGAATGCAGCAAGACCTCCTGAATTTACGAAAGTGGATTTCTGCTCAAAATTGTACCTCAGATCAGTAAGTATCTTTCTTTCCTTGTACTTCATGTAACAGGAAATCCAAAAATCTTCCTTGAGCCTCAGTTCCTCATTCCACCATGTATTCTTGTTGTAGAACACACCGTATGAGCATCCGGTAATCATTTTAGAAAGTGACAGAAAGCCGGTTTCATCATACATGACAGGAGATATGCGTGCAGTAAAACCGAACAGATGAACATCCAGCATCTCAGCAATTTCGGCAAGGTTGAATATGATACGAGTTATCTCGTTCTTATCTTTAATCCTTGATGGTTCGCCTTTCTCTACACAGATAGATTTGCAGGCGTGAACATCATCATCCAGCATGAACAGGTTCCTGAAATGCTTAGCCATCCAGTTACGTTTGGGGATAAGACCAACAACATCGTCAGGATGGGTGACTATCTCACAGTCTGGATTGAACTGGCGGTACAGGTCCGCCTGACTCTCTGCAACGCAGATTATAGGATCGTTCACAAGTTTTTTTGCAAAGACCCTGTCATGTCTCTTATGACTTGGTATTACGATTCTCAATTGCATGGCGTACATCCTTTATATCGACAACATTGCTCTTGCTAACTTTCCCGGTCTTGTAACTCTGCATGTGCTGCATGTCTAGTGCCTCACGCAGCCAGTTGCTATCCACCTCATTGGCAGACATGATGATAAATAGCTCATATTTCTCATCATACTTGGGAATTAATGGATAGACGGCGGTTTCATCCGTTATGGCTTCGAAACGCTCCTTGAATTCGTCCTTTTCAGGCTCCGGAGCAAACTCTATTCCCCAGTCCTGAAGCTCAGACTTATCCCAGTCGTTCATCATTACATCCATATCGTTCTCGCCGAATGATACGTTGTCCTTAGTCGCGTACTCACGCAACTTCTTCACAGGAGTATCAGGGCTCAGGACCTTACAAGGCAGCTCCTTGTATCCGAGTTCCTTGCAGGCCCTAAGTCGTAGATTTCCACACACTACTATGAATCTTTCTCCCAACGGAAATACGATAAGTTCCCGAAGATTAAGCATCTCAGGACTATCCTCGATACTTTTCTTCATTGCATCATAACGGTAATCCCTGAAGAACCGAGGATTTTTCGGAAGGCCATCAAGCTGACCTTTATTGAAATCCAGCAGACTAATCTGGATTGTCTTAAAATCAAAATCTGTCATATACCAACTATTAATAAATCAACAACACATAATCAACATCACACGATAGCCGGTAACACACTTAGTCTGTACGATAGGAATTAAACTCCACCTTATCCTTCAATAGCTGTTCGATGTCGTTGCACCCTATCTTTTCGAGGTATGTAAGCGTAGCTATTATAACATCTGCGGCTTCTTCCTCGCGCTCACTCCAGGATGGGATATGATTGCTTCGCTCCTTACCTGCTTCAGCCAGTTCCCTCCATTCTGAGGATATGGACAGTACAACAGCTTTAGGAGAAGTCGTTTCTGTCATTTTTTTTCGCTTTAACGCTATATCAAAACATCTTTTTGCAAGTCTGTTAAGTGTAATCATAATTCTAAGTTATTGTTATCGAACTACATTGATAATCACATAGGATTACTTTAAGGGGCATTTATTTTTTCCATAGCAATATTATGTAAAGAGAAAGCTGTCAGGCTTTCTCAAGTTCATCCAATTTGCCTTTCAAAGAAGTTTCCTTCTTCGAATATGAATCAAGGATTTTCTTGTTCATTTTCGAAAATTCATCCGGGTATTGCTCAGAGAATATCATGATCTGGCATCTCCTCATATAATCGTAGAAATTCACATCGTTACTTGTAAGATTCTCACGGATGAATTCACGATACCAGTGCATTCTCTCTGACTGGTTGTTCTTCACGTATTCAATCCAGCCTTTATCGTTAACATCATGCTTTTTTATTCCGATACTTTCAAGATATTCACTACTACATCCTCTAAGAACCATAACATCGAACACTACCCTTTCATTCAAGCTAAGTTCCGAGGATTTTGCCGGGTACGACTTCTTGCTTTGCGCCCATTCCCTCATTGTCTTGGCGGCATTTTCGACAGCAGTCTCCTTATTCCGTTTCATCTGGGATTTGATTTTATCAATCTCGGCACTTCTAACATCTACAGCCGCACATGTACCCGTTGCTGTATGTTTTTTAACGTAATAGAACTTGACTGAATAATATGGCTTACCATATCCGTTATTGAACGATATGCATCTGTATATCTTATTTTCCGAAAGCATTTTGGTTATTCTTTCGTCATTTTCCTTGTAGAAACATTCAGAATCGAATACATCATGAGGATCAACAACAGCAAAACCTGCATTCTTAACCCTCTTGAGAAATTCATTGCTCTTTTTCTTCAACTCGTCATTCCAATATGGCTCTGGAGCAGAATATATGACAACTGACTTGCCAAAATCCAATGTTTCACCGTCTTTAACCAGAATGTCAGCTTGCTGCATTATCTTGTAGAATATATAATCGCTCTCTTTCTTCCTTAGACATTCAGGGTTCGTACATTTCTGCTCCTTGCCCTTCATCTCATAAAACAGACAGCTGTAATTAGCTGTGTTATTCACACAATCAGCACATTTTGGATATGAAGAACTGAAACCGTCTTCATTAAAGAACTGACATGAGGTTATTATACCGAATTTATTATCAACAAATCTCTTAATTTCATTGACAGAAGAACCTTTATGGTAATTTTTATAATACCCTTTCTGGTCCTTCTCGCTCAACTTGGAAAGAATCATTGCTCCGGACAGAGGAAGATCATCACTCTTAATGAGTTCCTTCAATTCAGGTATAAGAGCGTTCAACTTGATTCTGTCAAGGACGAATCGATTAGACTTCCCGAATTTCGCTGCGATATCATCAACACTCTTTCCGTTTTCGGCAAGCAGGGAAAATGCAAGAGCTTCCTCTACAGGATCTACATCCTGACGTTGCAGGTTCTCAGTAATCATGGCTTCGAATGCTTCATCATCACTCATGTCACGGATAATACATGGTATCTCATTATATCCATTAAGCCTTGAACCTATCTTTTTATACGCCCTGAAACGTCTCTCACCGCATACAATTTCATACTGAGGCTCTATGATGACAACTTCTGCGGTATCCTCATCAATCTCTTCATAGCCTTTACTTTTCAATCTTACAGTAATCGGCTGTAAAAGCCCCTGTTTTTCTATGTTTTTTGCCAGTTCCTCTATTGCTGACTCATCGAATGTTTTACGAGGATTTCTCGGTGATGGACATATCTGCGTCACCGGAATATTCATTACTTCAATCATAAATATTTGACTTTTATTATTTTACATCAGTAAAATTAAATTAATAATTCAAGTTAAGCAAACAGAAACTTCACCATTTTACAGCCTTTTAATGATTGAGAAAAAATGCCTTTTTGCTGTTTCTTCGAATACTTCTAAGTCTGTATATTTGACTCGGACGAGGCAATGACCATTAACAGTAAGATGCACGTGCTTCCATCCGAATTTTTCGCAGATGTATTCCTTCCTTAGCATACCTTTCTTGTTGAATTTTATCTCAAACTCTTTTGCCAGCAAGTTTTTGTTCATATTCCTCAAGCTGTTTCTTTTGTTTTTCCAGACTTCTCTTCTTCATGAAGTGTAATACTTCATTTGACCTGCGAAGTGCTTCCTGAGCGTCTGTATTGCCTTGTGAAGCCAATTCTTTCAGTTGATTACGGTAGTCATCGTAGAATAGACCTGTATTTTCTTCTCCGATATGTTCTTTATACTCATTGTAGGATGCAATATCAGCTTTGGCACATCGTTCCTGATTGTACTGCTTCAGCCAGTTCATAATTACGGAGCCGTCCAGCCTGTTGTATATCTCTCCATAGCGACCTTTCATCGCGTTTCGGAAACACAGCTTCAAATCGTCAATCTTGAAGTACGGATATTCCTCAATGATAAGGTCTGTAGTCGTAGCAACCTGTGAGTCGTTCATCGTGTTAGAAGAATTGAAGAAATCTACAATCTCTGAAATCAGAATGACCACAACTGCACGTGCTTGGTTTTCTCCAAGTTCTTTGGCGATCATACCTAACGCCGGTTCAGATGAGGCAAAGACATCATCAACACTCTTAGGTCTCAGTGCCTGCAAGTATTGCTTCGGCGAGGTCTGTAAGACGGCTAACTGATTCTTTTCTGCCGCTTGCAGTATTGCTATTTCGTTTTTCGTCATAATTACCCTCCAATATCTTAGTGAAGTTTCCAGCCTTGAAAATCCAGTCAAAATCGCACTTCCAGTTTCTGTCGTTACACCCTAAAAGAAATGGACTGGCAGCCACCTTCTTCAATACGGTGAATACAGTTTCCTTGTCGTACTGGGCTATTCTTGCCTTGACAGCCTTGCGCCTTGCTTCGGTCATGTTCACGACCATTGACAATTTACCGTTGAAAGTAGTATTGAAGTATTCCTGCAATCTGACAAAATCAACATGCTCTATTTGCGGATGAGGATTCAAAGAAAGCTCGTCTTTCTTTGTATCTCCTGAAGGAGATATTTCTTTATTATTTTTTTTACTTTTCTTTTCTTTCCTTTCCTTTACTTTACTTTGTGTACTTTTTGAGGAAGAAATCATCATTTCTTCGGAAGAAAAAGCTATATCTTCGGAAGAAAAAGCTATATCTTCGGAAGAAATGATGTTATATTCGTGAATTTCATTATTTCTTCTACATAAATCGCATATCTTCTGGTACCTTTCTTGTATTCCTTTTGACGTCAATATTTTTTCAGAATCATACAATTCCTTAGAAAATAACCCGATTACCAAGCAGCATTTAATGACCTCACGTATATACGCCTCTTCAAAGCCCGTTTGTTCCGATACAAAGAAAGGCAACTCTTCATCCCACCTCATGTAATACCCTTGTTTGTAGATATTACATAGCAGGAGAGCATATACTGTAACAGCCTTACCACCCTGGTATTTGATTAGTTTTCTAATTCTCAAATCTTGAAAAAAATCAATATCAAAAGGGAAATAATCAAGACCAATCTTCTTATTTCTTCCCATATTAATGTTTTTGATACGTTACAAAGATAAGTTACATTCAGAACTCAATCGGAGTTACCTCATATTCGATACGTGGTTCCTTCTTGTCGATGAACTTCTGAATGTCTATTTGAACACAATATCTGTCATTATCAATCGTCTTGGTCTGCTGCAGGCAATCAAGAAGAATCTTAAGAGAATTGTCCAGATCCGGTCGGTTACTTGAATAATATATCTTTGCTTTAAGCTTGAAATATCCCTTGACCATCCTACCACGTTCCGGACACTGGATATAGAAATTCTTTTCATATTCAGTAAGAACCTTCTGTTTGGCCAGCTTTGCATGACCGCCGACATTAACTATCTTATAACAGTTACTCTTACTTGGTATCTGTCCTCTTATCACATACATAAGCTATAGTATTACATTGGTTAATTGTTTTCCGTTTGTCTTAATCATCCACTCACCTTTCTTTGGCTGCTCGACTCTAAGTTCTTCAACTTTGCCGAATGTCTTTAAGTTACCGCACAGGTCAATAACCCATCCCTCTTTCCCTGGATATGGTCTGATTACACGTCCTATCATCTGATAATAGAGCGACAAGGACATTGTAGGACGGCAAAGAACAATCGTGTCAAGTTCAGGATAATCAAATCCGGTAGTAAGTACCCCACAATTGGCAACAACTTTTATCTTACCTGCCTTGAAGTCGGATAATATTTTCTCACGTTCTTTTTTAGGAGTTGTTCCACTTACGACTGCACTATCAGGGATTTCATGCGTCAGCATTTCAGCTTCCTTCACAAACCTTGTGAATACAAGTATTCCACGCCTTGGTATTCCGCTTTTCGGTCTCAGAAGCCTTCTTACCATACTGATTAGATAACCATAAAGATCAACCCTTTCAAACTCTTCGGAAAGACTCTTATCGTCAAAGTCAGCACCGGTAGAATTTCTACTGACATTCACAAGCTCTATCTTTGTCAAGTCGTAATATTTCAACTTGGTAAGAAATCCCCTGGCAAGCAAATCACTGACCTGACAATAGTAGATTACGTCACTGAAAACCCTCGGACGTGTACGTGTAAGAAACTTCAGCATGGCTCCATTCATCGTATTGCACAATCTGTACGGAGTAGCCGTAAGACCTATAACACGCCTTTCCACATCAGCGAAGAAGTCAGCATACATACCCTCCTTGGCATTTACCAAGTGACATTCATCAATAAGCACATATTTGAAATGCCTGAAATCAGACATATGATTGTATACACTACCAATCGTTGCGAATGTTATCCTGTTTATGTCTTTTCTTCCAACAGAAGCAGAATAGCACCCAGCATCAATGATTCCGTATGTCTGCAACTTTGCGAAGTTCTGTTCCAAAATTTCCTTATTAGGCTGAAAAACCAGTAAAGGTTCATTGAGCCTTGCTGCGATGTCAGCAATGATGAGGCTTTTCCCTGCACCAGTAGGCAATATCATAAGATAATTCTTACCTCCTTTCAGCCGATAATGAGCTATTGCGGCGTTACTGGCATTCTGCTGATAATCTCTTAATTGAAATTTCATATACTGATTATTCCTTTATGAACTTTTTCGTGACAGGAAGCGCACAATGTAACAAGGCAATCAAGATGCTCAAGTTCCTTTCCAACAATTGAAACACCATTGACATTATATCGTTTGTGATGCACTTCCAAAGGATAGCGCGAGCCGCATATCCTGCATTTATGATTATCTCTTAACCTAACATTCCTTGCAACCTTTTCCCAATATGGACTGTTAAGAGAATGCACATAATTGGACTTGCGGCCACGCTTATGCTGTAATCTACTCATCTCCTACAGCTTCGTTGAATTCTTCTTCTCCCATGACATCACTTTCATCATCAGGAATCAAGTCGTGTTCCTTATCAAACTCTTCATCTGAAGGTTTTTCAGGAGCAGGAAAATCCAAGCCAAACAGTTCCATCATTGCAACTCTGTTTTTATCCTCTTGTGCCCATAATGATGATTTGTCATAGGAAGGAATTTTATCAGCTTTTGCAAGTACAACCTCACCGTTGAGAATGGAATAATACAGGAAATATCCATTCAAGGCTATACGGAATGTCTTGGTAGCAGGCAGCTGCTTTTCCTCTGTACCTTCCTGAACTTTGGCGGCATAGTCCTTAATCTGCTTACTCAGTGAATTTAGTCTTTCCTCTGCATCCGTCTCGATACGTTTGGCTTCCTCCTTAGCGTTCAACAAAGCATTCTCAGCTTCAGGAAGCTCCTGCTCTACCAACTTGCAGTATTTCCCACGAAGGTCCGATTTCTCCACGTCATCCATGTAACGAAGCGTTCTCTCATTTTCAGGAAACAACGCATTGAAGTGCTCATTAACAGCCTTCAGAATGTCCTTTTCACTTTCTGCTTTCTCAAATTGCAGCTTCAGAGGAAATTGTTCCCGAACTGCTTCCGGAAGAACGAATTTCAATTCTGCCGGTTCGTAATCTTTAATTATTGCCATATTAATATTTGTTTTCGTACTCGGCTGCAAATGCCGAATAATATTGGTCTGTCGGTAATGGTAGCTGTATTCCGTATTCTGTCATTATATCAGCCTTTACAGCATCCAGGAAATGTGACATTTCCATTGTACTCAACCCCTTAGTACCTCTTGCAAGTTCCGTTCTCTCACCTTTCGGCGTTATGACCATTTTTGTCAGGAACTTCTTGCAGTACAGGTCATGTATTGTTTCCACTCCTTCCTTTGTACTCCAATATGCTTCACCGGTGAACTCACGCAAGGCACATCCCACACACCTGAACCACATCCACATCAGTGCGTTCTGATCGAGTGTTCTGGGCTTGGTCTTTCTCTTGATGGTTAGAGTGTACTCACCATTACGGAGAAGGCTCAACATGAAGTTGAAATCCTTGTCCATGGTAGCCTTCCCGTCTTTCTTTATAATTGTAGCCTCCATGATTATCTATATGGTGGTGGGAAAGGTAAATCATCAGCACCTGAAGTTGGAGGGAACTGCTGCGGCTGGTTGTACTGCTGATACTGCTGATAAGTTTGTGGTGCAGGCTGTTGAGGCTGTTGCTGTTTTACCACGAGCATTTCCATATTATCAGCAAAAATCTCAGTCAGATATCGCTTTACCTTGTTATTGTCCTCGTAACTACGTGTTCTGATTTTTCCCTCAACGTAAATCTTGTCACCCTTATGCAGATATTTTTCAGCAACTTCCGCAAGACCTTTCCACATGACTATGTTATGCCATTCAGTCCTGTCTGGAACCTGAGTACCATTCTGCAATGTATACCCCTTTTCCGTCGTTGCCAGTGTGAACTGGCAGACCTTGGAGCCGCCATCGAGTGTTCTCACCTCCGGATCTTTTCCGAGATTTCCGATTAGTTGTACTTTGTTAAGCATTTATTCCTCCTTTCTTAATGTAATTCTTATAGATGCTGCTGTTTCGGTTTCCTTGATGTATTGTTTATACAATTCAGGATGACCCGATTGAAACCTCTTAGTGTCGAACGACTTCTTTATTCCGGCTGGTGTTATGGTAGCCTTCAATATCCCTGTGTCCCACGACTTGACATCGTGTTTAACCATTGCACGTTTCAACGAATCTTTGAAACCATCAATGAACGGCTGTATTCTCTCAACTTCCGCTACAGCTTCAAGATATTTGTTAATTACATCCTTTGGCAATAGCTGTACTTCATCTTTCTTGTGTTCAATTGCGGTTTCGGTCTCAAGGTAACTTATACCCTCAACCTCACACTGCATGAGCTTCTTCACCTCATCGTCAGATTTTCTTTTCAGAGGGATAAGCTCATACTTCTCGTTGTACAGCCATACTCCATAGAGGCAATCAACTTCAAGGTCGGGATTCTGTAATTCGAAAAGATAAGCATAGATAGACAACTGCCACTCGAGATAATCTATATCTGCCTTATATGTCGTTTTGATGTCAGCAAGAGCTATCTTACCATCCTTTTCCCAAACGCAGTCAATATTGGATGCAAAATGCTCTTCATCAGATACGGTATATTCATTTTCCAGCGCTGTATAACCAGCACCAATCCGTATCATAAGGTAATTTATTGCCTCCTGACATTCAGGCTCGAATCCTGTTACGTCAGCAAACTGGCATTCATGATGAACCTTTGTACCTCTCTCTGCTGCACGTTCAAGTATATACTGAGGTACTTCCTTATACTTATCCGGAAATAATTGTCTTTTAATCATTCCAGTTATTCCCGACAGTTGCTTTTCTCCCAGGAAATAAGTGTGGCTCTCTTCATTGAAAACCACACTTGACTTAACCAATTCTATCATTTTGGAAACTTTTTACAAATCATTTGAATCTCATTCTTAAACTCAAGGTTATTCTGCATGGCAGCATGTTTTTTCCATACAGCATTGACTTCAGCTCGACTTCTACATGCGCGGACTTCATTAATAGCTTCCTGAAGCTGTTTCCCAGAAAAGACACTTGAATTTTGCTGAGGCTGTTCCGACTTTGACTTTTGCTGCTCCTTATGGAACTGGTATCTTATCACACCGTTGTTGTCTACAATGATACACTTGCTCACCTCTCTGTTCTCATCATATTCAATCTCACTTACAGAGAACTTGGTGTATGTATAACACTTTCCTGATTGACTTTTGAATATCTCATTGGATTCAAGTTTAACCCAGATGAAAGGGGCAGAATAAAGTTCGCGACCAATCCCCCAGTTGAATCCGGCACGCTTGAAAGCATCCGAAGCCTGCCCCTTTTCCTTTTCGGTATTGGATTCTGTTCCGACATCCTGTTTGCTCACCCATTCCTTTTTCCGCTCATCGTAGATGGATATGGTGCAGAACAGATTCCCGTTCACAACCTCGTGATCTCTCTTCCAGTTCATTGGACCGAAAACT